GCATTTGTAAATGAAGAAGTATTTGGTAGAGATTCAAACTTTACGCCCCAGAAAAATCTATTATCAGAAAGCTCTAAAGATCCAGGTTCACCGGTAAAACTAGGTGAAACAGCATTAGAAACTTCGCCACGTGTAGTCTTAAATCTAAATGGAACAGGAGGTAATACAGATCCTGACAACGGCTCTGTCGCGACACCTTCTGATCCTTCTGCTAATGCTAGACGTGTCCCTTGGCTACCAGGGGAAAGAGGAAGTTTATCATCTGTCAAACCTTCGTTTGTTTTAATCAGCGGAAGTCCTCTAAAACCGAAAGGTAAAGATTCTTCAGGGATCAGACCGTCTTCTACATTTTGATTCATGACAATTCTTACAAATTGTGAGCGATTCGGTCTTTTACCTGAGACATTAAGTCTTCTCTCCGACTCAACTTCAGCATCAAAATTAAAGTATAATTTAACGTCACCAATCAGATTAGCAACATAATTTTCACTAGCAGGGTCTAACGTACATAGATTGTATTGTTCTAAAACTTTAAGGTTAGTGTCAGTGTCATTATAGTCACGAACAAGCACAGTAAATGTTCCATATTTTACTTTTGGGTTTGTTGACCGCCTTAAATTAGTAATAGATATTTTAACTCTTTGATTTCCTGCTGATCCGTCGTCCAAAGATTCAAAGTGAAATAAGTCATGCTCTTTTGAACCAAAAGGCTGAGAAATGTATGATGTTGTCTTTGCTGTTTTGTATCGTGTATCAAACCTACCGTATGCGTCTCTAAAAGCTAGTGAAGAATTTCCACTATTACCAGAAGTTCCAGCAGAACCTGATGCAATCCCGACTGTACCTTTTGTTGCACTGTATGTGACACTAGCTACTTCGTCTTCGACAGGAAAGTCTGCGTATAGTAAATGTTGACTTTCATGAAACTTGTGCGGATCTGTATTGAGAATTTTACTGATGTAATGTTCACTATTCGGATTTAAAGAAGCTGTGTAAATTCTAATTCCAGGATGTTGTTCATCATTTCCAAAATTTGTACCTATTGCGCTAGATAACACCAATTTAAAAGTTTTTTCTGTTTGAGAAACTTTTCCTAAATCATTAGTTACGTTAACTGCTGAATAAGCATCTCCATGCCCAAGGATTTGTAATCTTGAACCGGTTGCGGTCATGACCATTCCTCGCACAAGCCTTATGCTCGTCCCAGTGTTAAATGAGTCATTATCGCTAAAAATAGGGTACCCTTTGCTTTCGCTAGCATTGACATCATGAGAAGCAACAATAAACTGCACACTTCCCTCATGGCGTTTGTCAGCGCCATCTCTGTCGCTAACTGCTGTCCCCTTTATTACAAAGCCGGCGTTTTTTACTGTACCTTCACGGGCAGTTGTCTGTATGTCAGATATTGAATTAGTAGCTCCCGCACCCAATACTCTAATAAAGGTGACAGCAGTTCTATTCTTTAACCACTCTCGAACTGCGTATGGGCCAAATCTGTCCCTATTTAAAGATCCAAATTTTTTCTCAAAATCAATAAATGACCCAAGCGTGACAGGGACAAATGCTGGGCCTAGGTTGGCTGTTCCAATAATTCCAGCAGGAACCCCTTCTATTTCTACCGTTCTCTGAGTTAAGTCAACTTCACGTTCAAAAAAACCCGGAGATCTAAACGTTTGTTCAGTCATTAACTTCTCCTAATTTCATGTAATATAAGTATCATCATATGCCTTAAATTTCTTTTAAATTATTCAAACTGCCTGTCTATTTGTTTTGTTATTCTAGAAGAAACAATCGATTCCCCTGTCCTAGAGTTTGAATTTTTTACTTTTAAAAACTGTTTATCTTCTGTGTTGTTGAATGGATTTTCAACAAACTCCCTAATTATCTCAGTTGATTCACCTCTCCTGTTTTGTAATTCTTTGACACTAGTAATGTCAGAAAGAACATGTTTTTCCATATTTTCTTGTTCAGATATAGGTTGATAATCAACGTCGACATCTGCCTTTGAGTTGTAATAAGTGAAATCTATTTGAGGTGCTGATATAAAGCTTCTTAGCTGATTAGGTAAACCAGGTGCGTCAGGATTTAAAATGTAACCCGGTACTGTTAGAGTGAAACTGTACTTAATTATTCTCTCATCATCAGTCATATTGTCGAAACTATTGCTAAAATTAATACTATCACCAATAAAAGCTACCAACTCGAAACCTTCTTTTGTCTCTATAGGAAACTCACCGCCAGGTACTCTAATCTTTGTTAAAAGATATTCAATCATTTCGTTACCTTGCTGCATATATTGACACCAAAAAGTTATATTATAAGTCATGGCTGCAAAATAAGGATAAGGCACTTGAATCATTTCATAAATATTAGTATTAATATTGTTATTTAGTTGCACTGTAGCAGATGAAGAAAATTTAATATTTTTCTTTTCCCTTCTCGACGCAACAGTATTTTCTTTTATACCTGTTTGAGTATTAGGGTTGAAAAAATTCTTATCTGAACTTACATTTTCTTGATTAATTAAACCTTCTTTGTTTAAAATGTTTTGAAAAGCCCTGTCTTTGTAGTGTAGTCTGTTTTTTACATAATAATTGGGTTGTGCCCTAAAGGATATTGCCGTGTTTTTTCCGCCTTGTGTGGCACCAATATCAATATTCTCCCTGACAATTGATATTAGTGGGAGTATGTTTGCATTGTTTTTATCTCTCAGTGGCTTTTTTCTTCTAGTAAGCGCAAACCTTTCACCGGTAGCAAATATTACCGGTACTTGCCTTGCTTTCCCGTTACTGGTGGTTTCAATTTGTAGTACTTCATCAAAAAGATTAAACACAGATCTATCTATATCTTCTATACCAATGCTAGGAAATTCAAAATCTTCTGGGACGTTATCACCATCAAACTGATTTATAATAGCTTTTTTTACAGGTGGTCTTTTATTTGCCATCTATTTACTCCTCGTCGTAAAATGAAGAGCCAACTTTTGTTGTGTCACCTCTACTAGAAACTTCTTTTGGACCGGTAATAGGTGAATCAAGTACGCCTGTTTTTCTTAAATCCCTGACGTCAGCTGTAGGTCCTAATCTATTCTCTGCAAAACCTCTTTGCTGAACAAAGGTGTCTTGAACAGCATCCTCGTCTGTGTACGACTCCGAAGTTGGACCAAATATTTTTGATAAAAATAGATCTTTTCTAGACTGTCTACCTGATATCGTTATAAATCTTTCATGTTCAATCTGTCCAAAAATTATTTGTGAACTAGGTGCTTTGGTGATTTCATAAAAAACAGAACCGTAAGATATAAAGTCACCTTCAAGTATTTCTATCCCTTTGTCAAGAAGATCACGAGACTGCACATACGCCTCAATCTCAAAATACTTTTCTGATCCAAATCTATCTGTCTTTACTTGCTGACCGCTGTACTTCACCATGCAATCTAATTCAATAGGGGTTTCAAATACTTTGTCCGGGCTCTCTTCATATATGTCATGAACTTTTGATTTTATTTCAGATATTTGAAAAAGATAAATTTTCTGACCTATTACATCTTTTATCACTTCTTTAGCAATGTCATTAATAAAGTTTAGTTCTCTCGGCGTAATAAAAAGTCTTGCCATCTACCTCTCCTAAAAAATTGTTATTGCCCTTCCGTTAGGAATAGGCACATATTTAAGTTGCTTATTGATTTGTTCTGCTCTTGTTGATTGTGTCTCCATAAGTTTGTCGTAAGTCATCGAGTCTAACATTTCTCTTAACTTTTCTTTTAATGAATCTCTATCCGATCTACCATTTGATATTAAGTCACTGCTATTTAAAGTCACATCAGAATTAGGCACAGGGATACTTCCAAACTTACCCCTTATATAACCTAATTGCTCCATTGAAATAGCTAGAGTGTAGCTTCTGATCCACTGACGACCTATGCTGTTAATTCTATTGTACTTAACGTTGCCAAATGGTAAGTTACTCATATTTGAGACACCGTGTATTGTATCATCTCGATAAGAAGGTGATGTAGGATCTGGGTATTGTCTGATTCTTAAAAACAACTTCTGCTCTTTCGTTGGTATCGGATATATTCTAAAATTAGTACCTGTTATCTTATAAGAAAAATTTGACCTACGAACTCTATTTGATAAGTCCAGTTGCCCACCCCTTAATAGATCTTCATATACAGGTAAAATATAAAAAACAGACTCAGGTGTAAAAGATTCAAAACTAAATTCATTATTAAGGTAGTTTATTGCTGATGTTGTATCGAAAAATCTATAAGCACCTTGTGGGTTATAATGAAAAACTTCTTCGATCTTAAGTTTTCCTTTTGTTTCATCGAACAGGCCTCCGTTAGCACCACTTAGCTCAGTGTATATATCGTAATCTTGTCGACCTGATTGAAGCTGTATCGATCCAGAAATAGAATTATAAGAGCCTCCGATACCGGCTTCCATTGCATAAGGCTCTGCAAACCTACCTAAAAACTCTAAATTTTCTCTAATGAATTTTTCTTCACCACCAGACATACTACCGGTTGCGAAACCTAGATAATTGACTAGTTGCGATTTTGCTTGATATTGATTTAATATTGCGCTATATTCTAAAGTGGCTTCTTCAAAATTACCCCATATCTGCTTTTTTGTGAGCTCGACAGAAAGTATATCATCACCTAGCTTCCTCTTGACAAAAGTAACCATACTGTCAGCATCTGTTATAAAATCAGATTCGGTATCGTATATACTAAAAGGAGTAGGACTATTTGTATTTTGAAAATTTGCCACGCTTTTACCTCATGTTGTTTTATTAATAAGTAGGCTAAAAACTCAACAAATACTTAAAAACGTTTACATTCTTCCGGCAAGAATATCTTGGCAACACTGCATTAATGCTTGCTTTGTTACTGGGCATGAACAACATTCAATTAGGCACATTACAGCAGCACAACAATCTTCTTTAGAAACTCCGCCCATCTGACCAGATGGCATTGCAGGTTCCATGTCGTGTGAATGCGACATGCCCATAGGTTCCATACCAGCCGCACCCATGTCAGCCACTCCCATCATTTTAAATTCTTTTAAAATCATTTTTCTAATTTTTGATCTGTCTAGGTTATTACTCATTTTCTTCTCCTTCTCAATAGAATTATTTATAAGTATTTTGTTATTTTTATAAAATTTATTTTTATTTTCGGTGATCTTATCTATAGCCTTTTCAATATCTTCTGCAGAAGCTTTATCCGGACCGGATTGTTTAGCAGCCAACTCATCGGCAAGTTTTTTCTTAGCATCCTTTGCATCGCCTTCTTTGCTTTTTATTTCCTCTCTTTCTTTGTCAGACACAGTAATCGCCACCACTTTTTGTTGTTCAATGAGTTTTCTTAGTTGTCTTCTTGTAATTTTCATTTCTTTGGTCCTCCAGGAGCATAAGTTAAGCATGTTTTTTCTGCTGCGCAACTAAAATCGTGCATTTTACAGTAACCTACTGTTCCGTCACTTTTTGCACCACCACATTTAACCATTTGTGGTGTTATGTCAAACGCAGCACAATTCCCACAAAGCTTGTTTTCCTCAACTAGTTTTAATATTTTTACTGCATCTTCTGGGTGCATATAGGCAATTTTTCTATCAACAGCTGCTTTGCCTTTGTTTAGTGTGTTTATTTCTTCTTCTTGCGTAGCAACAGGACAGCTGTCAT